GGATCTGGTGCTGGTCGCGGTAGTCCACGCCGGCCAGCACCAGATCCCAGTTCGGGAAGCGCTTCATGAACCGGCGGACCGAGGGCACGGCCTGGTGGATGTCCCGGCCGTGGGAGGCTCCGCCCATCCAGCCGATCCTGGGCCTGCCCCTCCGGTCGTCGTGCTTGAGGTTCAGCGCCCACTCGGGGATGTAGTTCGGCAGGACCACGACCGGGGTGTTCGGCGTCAGCTCGCGATGCCGGTCACCGAGGTACGGGGTCGTGGTGGTGATCAGGTTCGAGGTGGTGCACAGCCGCAGGACCACCTCCCGCGCCTCCTCGCCCTTCTTGTAGCTGGCGTAGGCGTTGACGTTCTCCGGGGTGATGTTCCAGATGTCGTCGTCGTTCTCGTAGACGGTGCGGGTGAACGGCGTGGCGAACCGCCGCCAGATGCCCATGCCGTCGAACGAGTTGGCGCGCTGCGCGATGATCACGTCGAAGTCGTCCACGTCGGTCAGCAGCAGCGGCTCGTCGTTGTGCCTCATCGTCTTGGGGCCGCCCGAGCGGAACGTCACGCTCACGCCCTCGGCGTGCTTGTCCACGGCCCTCAGCGGTACCAGCATCCGGTACCACGCGCATCCCGTGCCGCCGTCGTGCGAGGCCGCGATCTTCACGAGGGCCTGCTGTCCAGCACCGTGTGCCCCGCAACGTCGATCACTAGCCAGTGATGAGACGAGTACTCTTCCGCCACGACCGCTGCGGGGCCGCTGTCAGGATGCCGGATTAGCTGCCAGCCGCCAACCCGCGTGCAGGACAGCTCGTAGCCGTACGGCAGGTCGAATACGCTCGTGCGCGGAATCTCCCGCGTCGTAACGAACACGTCGTGATAGCTCGGCCTGGTGTCCACGCGCCGATCCTACACTATTCGAGCAGGGCCGCCGGAACCTTGGCCGGGTCGAGCACGTGGCCGTTCTTGCCGGTGACCACGAACTCGGCCGCGCCGGGGGACAGCCAGAGGCACTGCCACTTGTCGCCGCTGACCTTGAACGGGTGGTCGGTGTTCATGGCGGAGTCGAGCTGCACCAGAACAGCCTCGCCGTCCGGCCGGGGGCCGGGCTTAGGCGAGTTGTTCTGGTGAGCGTAGACGGACGGGTAGTTAGGGCTGGTAAGTACCATGCCGCTACCTTACCTGTTGAGCTGGGCGAGGTCCGCCTGGAGCGACGCGAGGTTGATGCCGTGGTTGCCCTTGGCGGTGATCTCGCTCATCAGCACGGCCCACGCCTCGGTGGCGATCAGGTGCCAGGCGCTGTACTCGATCAGCTGCATCTGGCCCCAGGTGACGCAGTAGAGGTAGTCGGTCCCGTAGCCGACGAGCGGCACGCAGTGGCCGCCCTCTACCGTGCCGTTGGCGAAGTCGTCGGCCGTCCACGGCTGGCCGTTCTGCGACGCCTGCATCATCAGGTCGGTGACCTGGATTCCGGTGTAGGCGAAGCCGTAGGCGTTGACCGCGAACTGGAGCGTGGCCATGTCATTGACGCTGACCGGCGCGTACGCCGCCACCGACTGCCCGAACCACCCGGTCTGCCTGACGTACGCCAGGAAGTCCGCGAGCACGACGCCCGTGTCCTGGCCGTCCGTGTAGGTCATGTAGTAGTTCACGACATCATCGGCGGCGAGCTGCACGACCGCCTGGCCCTGGTCGAACTCCACGGCCATGTTGCCGTGCGCGAGGCCGGCGACGCCGCAGTCCCCGTAGGTGTCATTGCCCATCATCCCGGAGGCGATGGCGAGCGGGTGCGGCACCGGCCGCCTTACGGGCGCGGCGGGCAGCGCGCCGGCCACGTACCAGGTCAGGTCGCGGAGGCCGTTCGGCACATGGCCGGGCAGGCGGCCGAGCTTCATGCTGCTTACGTCTACTGTCATTACGGTCTCCAGTTCGGGTCGTATAGCTCACGTCTGGCTAGGTCTGACGCCATACGCCTGGGCCATCGGGGAACCGGGCGTCCGACTCCCAGGTGTCGCCGGTACCCGAGCCGGACTTGGGGTCCACGGAGACCCACCCCTGGTGGTCGGCCTTGCTGTGCCGTCCGTCAGTGGCGTCGTAGTTCTCGTGCGGGCTCGGGTTGGCCTCGCGGTTGCCCGGGTGGGGCTCGGTGACCGTGCCCTCCCCGCCGTCGCCCGCGATGGGCTTGACGTTGTGCTCGACCGGCTTCTCGACCGGCCCCCAGGAATGCTGCATTGTCCGCGCCTCTCTTAGCTCGGGCTCGTTGTGTACTCGTAGACGGGAGCGACGCCGTTCCAGCCGGTCGTGCACTCCACGAAGACGCCCCACAGCGTCGTGGGCCTGTTCGGCTGCCAGCCGAGCGAGTGAAGCGCGTGCGTGGCCTGCTCGGGCCGAGCCCCGGCCGTCACCAGCGCGGCGGCGGTCTGGGCAATGGTCTGGCTGGTGTTGGTGGTGACCGGCGTGATGTCGTACTCCCACGTCGCGTCGGCCGCGTCGTTCCAGCCCGCCGTGCACTGCACCAGGACGTTCCAGAGCATGATCGGCTGGTTCTTCTTCCAGGCCCCTGTGTGCAGAGCGCAGAGCGCCTGATCCGGGAGCGCGCCTGCGGTGACGAGGACGGCGGCCATCTGCGCCGTGGTCCTGCCGGTCGTGAACCCCATCAGAGTTCCTTCCAGGCGGGGGCGGCCGGCGAGTAGCCGGTGCCCTTCTCGTCCGTGCCCAGGTCGGACGCGGATGTCTCGGGGCCGGGGAGTACCGGCGGGTCGTGGCTGTAGCCCACGTACTGGACGTTCTTCGCCACCACGTCGGACGTTGCCTCGGAGGGCGAACCTTGACCAGAATTAAGGCCATCTACGTCTAGCTTGTTCGTGACTGTGTTTCCGCCGGCCATGCTAGACTGAAAGCTAGGGAAGTGCTGGAGCACAGGCGTACTCGACAGGTCTTCGGTAGTGGCCTTCTGGTAGTCCTTGCTGGCGCTCATCGCTGCCTCCGTTCCACTCTGCCAGTGTAGGAGATCCGTGGTTCACGCGCTAGACGTGCCGCTGGGCACGAGGTTCGGTGGCGTGGGCTCGGGAGATCCTTCGTCGCTACGACTAGGCTCTGGGGGTTCGGTTGCGGATGGGGTGAGAACCGGGCCGCCCATCGCGGGCGCTTCGTCGTGCCGTCCGTGCAGGGGTCCGACCGCCCCGTTCTCACCGGGGGTGCGGAGCCAGGACTGGAGCCACGGATGGCCGGCCCAGGGCACTCCCCCGGTGTTAACGGGCTTCACGGTTACTTCCCGGCGTTCGGGTGCTTGACGCCGACGTGACCCTCGCCCGCGCCGGTCGTGGTCGGGCGGTTGCCTTCCAGACCGGGGAGGGTCGGCCCGTCGAAGCCGTTGGCCGCGCCGCTGAGGGTCCAGTCGCCCGCGCCGCCGATGTCCCCGCTGGCGTGGGCCTCGCGGTGGACGTTGCCCATGTAGCCGAACGGGTCGGTGTAGCGGACCGAGGTGCCGCCCCCGCCGTTCGGGGCCGCGCCCTGCGAGCCGGGAGCGCCGGTCTCGGTGATCTCCTGGCGGGTCACGCCCGAAAGGCCGTCATCGAGCTGGCCGCCCTCAATGGTCACGTCGGCGTCGGCCGAGCCGCCCGAGGAGCCGGGAGCGCCCGTCGAGTGAGAGATGCTGAAGCCGAAGATCTCGGAGGGGAGCTGCCCGTTCTGGACAGTGGGGTCGAGCCCGGCCTCGCCGCGCCCCTGACGCTTCGCGCCGGAGCTGGGCTGGCGCTGCGGCGTAGAGCTGCGCCCTGGGTTCTGCCCGTCGCTAACGTTAGCCACGATGATGTCCCTTCACACTGGAGTGTTCAGGTCCAGTGTAGGACTGCGACCTCGGTTGGGGAAGCTAGAGCCTCTCGCCGTACTTGCTCATAAGCTCGGCTTTTGTAAGCCCTTCGCCCCGCTCCTGCGTCATCTTCTCGTCCACCGCGCAGGCGTACCGAATCCAGGCCGACTTGGGGGCGTTGCCGTACGGGCGCTTGACCTCTTCGGGCTCGGTCTCCTCAGGCTCGTCCGGGGAGTCCGACTGTGAAGTCTCTTCACCGATCTTGGAGAGCGTGCCGTGCTTCTCCTCTTCGGCTTCCAGCTCTGCGCGAGTCGGGCCGGGCGTGCCCTCGGTGTCCTCCCGGTCCACCCAGACGGCCAGATTGTGGCCGACGAGGTGATAGGCGTCCTCGCGGGTCAGGATGAGCTTCTGACCGATGTCGCCGGACATGGCCGGGCTGAGCTTGACCGCTGACGTGAGCTGCACCCTGTACATGCGCACCAGGATACATCACTGGTCGATTACGACGATCTTGCAGCTATCGCACACGTCAACCACGTCAGGCTGTCCGGCAGCGATCCAGGTCTCGGCCTCGGCCCGGCGCAGATCATCGGGCACGAACGGAGGGCACTCGATAGGAGGCAGGCCGGCAAGGTAGCCAGCTCGCGCCACCCAGAAGTTGCCGGAGAAGTACGCCCCTGTCCAGTGAGGGCCTACAGCGTCGTGCCCTTCCAGGAGCGCCGCGCAAGCCTGCCAATCTCGAACCACGCGCTTGGTCATGCACTCGCGCCAGGGTGCCTGCTCGGGACTGATTCTGGCCGTGCCTTTCGTATGCGCGTAGAGGACCGGCGTCTCCGGGTCCAGCGTAATAGCGTGAGCTTGGAGAGCGGCGATCGTGGGCTGCTCGTAACCGAGATCTGCCTGATACGCGAGCCGGGCACCCGGCCATTTCACAGCCAGGTAGCCCAGGACATCAGCGCGATTAGCCGGCGTGCCCACGAGCCCGACAAACACCTCCCCGGGGAAAGCGCTCTCGCGCAAGGCGTTGAAGTGCTCGCGGACAGCCGGTGCCCACCAGCCATCAGCGTGCAGATGGTAGAAGTGGACAGGAAGCACGAGCTAGTCGTTCTCGTCTGTGGCGGCGTAGATTGAAACTCCCTGTGAAGACAGAAGACCCGCCACCGAAATTCGGCAGCGGGTCTTACTGTACCGCGTGGCTTAGGAAGCGCCACCCTGGAAGACTGCGAGCGGCTGCGGGGCAGACGAAGGCGGGTTCATCAGGTTGCCGTCCGCGCGGATGATGGCCCGGAAGGACACCAGGTCCGTGCTGAAGGCGAAGTCGTCGGACCGCTCGAAGCGGACCCCGCCGACCATGCGGATGAAGTACTGCGAGAAGTCACCGAAGACGATGGACTTGAGGCCCGTGCCGACCGCCGGCATGAACGGGTCCGCCACGATCGGCTTGCCCAGGAGCAGGTCCGGAGCGCCGAGCACCGTGCTGGGCTCCCAGATCGGACGGCCCACGGTGTCCGTGATCTTGCGCAGGACGCCGAGGGTCTTGTCCGCCGCCAGCCAGTAGCAGGACCGGCTCTGGCGGTAGGGAGCGATGACGCTGTACTCCATGTCCACCAGGTTGGCGTACGAGGGGCCGCCCTCGACCAGGCCGGTGCCCGCAGCCGACGCCGAGGACGGGCCGGTGATGGCGACCGGGGCCGCGAGGATGTTGTTGCTGATCCCCGACCCGCCGTTAACCAGCTCGTTGCCCAGGAAGTTGCCGAGCGCGCGGCCCGCCGACATCGCCAGGTAGCCGAGCAGGTTGACGCCCGAGTCATCGATCAGTTCGCGCGACACCTGGATCATGATGCCGAACTTGTTCGCGGTCAGGGTCTTCTGCGCGAACACCGGGTCGGCCGAGGGGAGAACCCCGCCCTGCGCGGCCGAGACGGTCACCTGCGAGTAGGTGTTGGTCTGGCCGGTGTGCTGGTTCACGATCGGCATCTGGATCGGCTCGCCGCCCACGGTGTTGAGCACGGTCGGGCCGGTCTGCATGACGCCGGAGACTTCGATCAGGTACGACAGGAGCTGGTCGTAGAAGTCGATCGGCACGATCCCGCCGGAGGTGTTCGGCACGTTGCCGATGTACCCGTCCGTCAGGATACGGACTTCAGTCGGGGTCATGGGGCGGCCCGTGCTGAGCTTCTGCATGATCCGCGAGGTCACGGACGGAACCTCAAGCGACTTGCGCTTGCCGGTGGTCACGTCGATGTGGCCCTCGCTCACAAACGAGCGGGCCTCGGTCAGGAAGCCGCCCTCGCCGCCCTGCTGCGGGATGCCGGGGGTCGGGGTCCGGTTGCCCAGGGCCTCGAACGCGGCGCTGGTCTCGGCGGAGCGCTTCTCGGCCTCGATGACCTCGCGCAGGCGCTTGTCGCTGGAGTCCAGTTCGGCGTGCAGCGCGTCGTACTTCGCCTGCTCGTCCGGGTTGAAGTTGCGGCGCTCGTCGCTGGCCTTGAGCGTGATCTGCTCGATCTCGTGCCAGGTGCGCTGGACCTGCTCGTGGAGCTGGGTCGCTACGGCGGATGCCATTGTCTTCCTCTCAGTGTGAAGAGAATAAACACTGGCTCCGTCGCGATGCGCCGGCCTCAGTACGTTCACTTTCAAAGCTAAGGGCGACTGTTAAGTCGTGCAACACCCTGCAAAGAAAAATCCCCCGGCTCTCGATCCTGCGCGGACCGTTCGGCCGGGGGAAGTTCCTGGCTTACTCGGGAAGCTGGGTCAGCTCCCGCTTGCGAGCGAGCATCTTCGCCATCGCCTCCGGCCCGGTCAGGGTCTTCGGCTCCTCGGACTCGCCGTTGCGCCCCTCTTCGGGAGTCTCGCCCTCTTCGGCGTCGCGGGTCTTCACGTCCATCGGCTCGTGGTCCCCGTCGTGGCCCATCGGCTTCGGGCAGGGCAGCCCGCCCTTGCGGGCGTAGCAGAGCGGCCGGTGGCCGCCGTCTTCCCCGTCGCCATCGCCGTCGCCATCGGGGCCGTGGCCCGCAGGCCGGACGCAGGGCTCGCCGTGCACCCACTGCTTGCAGAGCTTGGAGTGGTCCATGCTCTTGAGCGCGGCGCGCAGCTCGTCCTCGTCCGGCGCGATGCGCTCGTCGGGCTCGGACCACACCTCGTCGGCCGGCTGCACGTCGTCGTAGCGCCAGGTGCGGAGGGACACGGCCGGGTCGTCCAGGACGCGGGTCTCTTCCTTGCTGACTTCCGGCTTCTTGATGACCGGGAGCTTGTCGGTGCGGTGGAACAGGCGCGCGGCCTGGCCCGTCTCCAGCATCGAGCGGATCTCGGCGGGGTCGCCGTCCACCCAGCTCGCCAGGGACTCGATCGCGCCGGCCAGGTTGCGGGCCGTGGCGGTGGTGTCCTTGTAGGCCGGGTCGAGCACCGGGGCCACGTCCACCAGGCGGACCTTGTGAAGCGACCTCATGGGGATGCCGAACTCCGACTCGCCCCACGTGTCGTCCACGCCGGGCTGCTCCACCTGGAAGGCGAAGCTGGAGTAGCGAACGTCGCCCCGGTCCACCAGCTCCATCACGTCCTCGCGGTGGTTGGGCGGGATCACGTCGTACCGCAGCCCGCGCTCGTCCACCTCCAGGCGCAGCGTGCCGCCGAGGGTGGTGCCGAGCACCATGTCGTCCTTGTGGTTGTACCGGCAGACGACGTTCAGCGGGGGCTCGCCCACGCCGTTGCTCTGGCTGTTCCGCAGCGAGTCGGTGAACGCGCTGGGCATGACCTGCTCGTGGAAGTTGCCGAGCCGGCGGGAGATCTTGTTGAACACCGAGGCGTAGCCGGTGATGTGCCGGACTTCCCCGTCTTCCCCGGCGGCGGTGCGCAGCTCGGGCTTGTCCGCGATGAAGCGGACCTCGGGGAACAGGGACTCCAGCGAGCGGCCGGTCTTGGCGTCCTCGCCGTGGTGGACACCGTGCTTCTTGGCTGCGGCCATGATCTTGGGCATCGCTTCCTTGGCGAATCGGGCACCCTGTCCTGCTCGGGCGAGGGCGTTGCGGGCGTGCGCCGCGTCGTGCACGGGGTAGTGCCGGTATTTATCCTCGGTCTTGCCGTTGACCTTCGGCTTGCCCGGCTCGACATAAGCGAATGCAGAGTCCGGCAGGTCGCCCCTGGCACCGGAGCTGAGCTTCGCGCGGAACTCAGTCATCGCTTTCCCTTCCTTACACGTCATCACACCCAGGCTAGGTCCTAGTGTGAAGACGTACAACAGTGGTCAGACGGGGGCGACGCTGAAGTAGCCAGCGCCGATCGCCCGGATGAGGAGGTTCCCCTGGGAGCGCTCGATGATGTAGTCCCGGCCGAGCGGGAGCTGGGCCACCTCGGACGCGATCCTCATGGCGCGCTCGGCCGGCACTTCGTCGTAGATGAGGCGGGCCTGAACTTCCCCGCCCTGAATCGTCGCAGGCCACTCCATTTCAGAGATGCCCCCTTCCGTTTCCGTTTGTGCTGTACACCATGTCCCGGACCGCCGCGCGGTTGGGGATGAACGTGGTAAGCCCGGACGGCACGCCCTCGCGCAGCCCGTCGCTGGCGTCGTCATCGATCCCCGGCTCAAGCTGCCGGATGCGGTCGCCGCGCTCTGCGATCTCGATGAGCATGTCCTGCGCGATTTTCCGGATCTCGTGCGGCAGGCCCGCGTTGCGCTGCACCGCGATCAGAGAGGCCAGAAAACTCGCCGGGTCCTGAGCCAGCGGCAGAGGCGCGTTAGGCATCCCGATCGGGGTGCCGGTGACGCCGTGGACCGTGACCTGCTGGGGTGCCGGGCCTGCGCCGCCCGCCGCCCCGGCCGCCGGCGCGCCCGGCGAACTGCCAGCGCCGCCAGGCTTAGCGCCCCCGCCAGCACCAGGAGCGGGAGCGGTCCCCTGGACGGGGTAGCCCTGCTTGACGAGGCTGGGGATGATGTACTTCTCCAGCTTGATGAGCCTGTCGGTCGCAATGTCCATCTCCAGCACCACGGACTTCATGAAGGACTTGGGGATGACGCCCGCCCTGGTGCCCATCGCGTTCATGGTGGTCAGGGGCAGGAACTCGTCTCCGACGCCGCCGGGGATCGGGGGCAGGTCTTCCAGGTCGCGGATCTCGTTGATGTTGCGCAGGCCGATGTTCCGCATGATCTGGTAGATCGTCATGCGCGCTTCCAGGTCCGTCTTCAGGAGCGCGTCGGTGAAGAACTTGCACATCCGGTTGCGGGGCAGCAGCAGGGTGGAGAACCGCTGCTCCATGTTGACCAGCCACGGCCGGCACGCCTCGATGATCTGGAGCGTGCTCTGCTCGGTGGTGTTGTAGGTGAGGCTGTCCCCCCGGCTGCCGCCGATGCGGTCCGGGGGAAGGTTCAGGATCGTCGCGATGTGCGTCGCGTTCATCTGCATGGCCTCAAGGAACTGGGCCTCGGACGGCGGGACCGTGACCGGCTTGTAGTCCCAGTCCCGGCCGTAGACCAGGGGCTCCCTGCGGCGAAGCGACTTGACGAGCTGGGCGCGCATGATGTTCGCCTGCTCGGTGTCCACCTCGACTTCCACGTTCTGGAAGGTGCCGGGCGGGAAGCCGCCTGCCGCGTACCAGTCGGTGCCGAAGCGCTGGGCCTCGGTCCCGGCCAGGATGGTGAGCGCGAACTGGCGCAGCGGCGAGATGCCCTCGATCCGGCCGGCCATGGGCATGCCGCGCAGGTGGAACACCTCGGCGTCGGGGCCGTGCCAGGTGACCTCGCGGCCGAAGGCGAACACCTTGGCCTTCATCGGGTTCCAGGTCTGCTCGTCCTCGGACTCGTGCACGTACACGTCCTGGGGCGGCATCCACTCGATACCGGTGGGGTAGCCGTAGTTGTCGCGGCCGGTGATGTAGCCCCAGGCGTTGCCCTGGAGCAGCAGCGACACCATCGCCACGTTGATCCACTCGTACATCGTGTTGTAGTACGAGGGCGCGTCGAACAGGGACGGCCCGGTCCACAGGCGCTTGCCGGGGTAGCCGTCGCGGCCCATCTGCTGGAGGTAAACGCGCAGCGGCATCGACGCGATGTTGTCCGCGATGAGCTTGACGCCGCCGTAGAGCGCGGGCAGGGCGAGAGCGGAGTCCGGCCCCATGAACTGCCGCGAGGGATGTACGGGACCGCCCGTGTCGAACCGCCACTGCCACGAGTCCCAGGGCCTCCACGGCAAACCGCCGATAACCCTTTGCTCAACCTGAGCAGAGGCCAGCAGCGTATCGCGGTACCTTGCCAACGGATGCCCCTGTCTGTGAAGTCCCTACACCAAAACTACGGCACGGACAAGGGTGAAGCTAGGCCCGCTCGCTGAACGCCTGCACGTTCGGTCCGTACGGCATGCCGAACGGGGTGTCGTAAACGTCCTGGGTCCGGCCGTCGTTCATCAGCGGGGGCATGGGCGTGCGCTGCGGGCCGATCGCGGGCTCGGCCGGGGCGGGCTTCTTGGGCGGCACCTTCGCGCCCTGCCTGTAGCCGTCCGAGAACGCCAGGCCGACGATGTAGATGGTGCGGGAGCCGTGGAACCAGACGCGGCCGATGAGCCAGCCGGCGAGCTTGAACACCCCGAAGAAGATGTTCTCGAAGAACACCAGGAGCTTCGCGAGGCTCACGTCCGGGGGATTGCGCTGGGCCAGGTCGGTCGCCCGCGCCATGATGTCGCTGTTCTCCATGCGTGTAACGGTATCACAGCGTGATCCAGGTGATCCCGCCGTAGATGGCCGTGTTCTGGAGCCCGGAGAAAACCACGTCGATACGGTAGAACGTATAGGTCTCGCTCGTCAGGTCGGCCTTGGGAATAGCGACCGAGCACAGGCCGCCGGCCGCGTTGGTGATGGTGATCGCGGGCGAGCCGCCGCCCGAGGACAGCACCAGCGCGCTTCCGTCAGGCGTTCCGGCCGCCGTCTTGAGGTACATGTTGACCGTCGCGCCGGTCAGGTTCAGCGCCGTGCCGTTCTGGGTGAGGGCAACGCTGACCGTCTCATCGTTGTTCTCCGCGAGCGTCAGCGCGACCTGCTGCATTGTCCACCCCTGTGTAGCGGCTTCATAGTCGGTTAGGGCCAGCGTACCGCCATAAGCGTTGGCGATCGAGGCTGCCGTGCCGTCGTAGGTGACAACGGCGAGGCTGCCGTCCGCGAAGTCCGCCATGACAGCGCCGCCGCCGTAGGTGTTCGCGACCGTGACCGCCGAGCCGTCGTAGGCAACAGGCGCGGCCGAGCCGCCGAGCGCGATCAGCGTGATGTTGCCGCCCAGGTTCTCGGGCGGGCGCACACCGCTGGCAATCGCCGGGCTGCCCGCCGCGCCCGCGCCCGAGGCGAGACCCGCGAGCCTGCTGCCAGCGCCCGGCGCGAAAGCCGCGCCAGCTCCCGAGGCCAGTCCGGCGGCGCGATTGCCCGCGCCCGGTCCGAAGGCCGAGCCCGCGCCGGAGGCAAGACCGCCCTTGGGCGCGATGCCCGGAACCGGGCCGAAGGCCGCGCCCGCGCCAGTTGCGAGACCCGCGACCGCGCCGACGCCTGGAACCGGGCCGAAGGCCGCGCCCGCGCCGGTTGCGAGACCCGAGGCCGCGCCGACGCCCGGAACCGGGCCGAAGGCCGCGCCCGTGCCCGAGGCCAGCCCGGCGGTCACATTCAGGACCGGGCCTGCGACAGCCGGGTTGAAGGCCGCGCCGACGCCCGTGGCCAGCCCGGGAGCAACGCCGACGCCCGGGACAGGGCTGCCCGCCGCGCCAGCGCCCGAGGCGAGGCCCGCGACCGGTCCGATGCCCGCTGCGAGGCTGGAGTTGTCCGCGCCGAGCGCCGCGCCCGTGCCCGTCGCGAGTCCGGCGTTCGGCGCAGTGCCCGCTGTCGGGGAGCCCGCCGCGCCCGCGCCTGTTGCGAGCCCCGCGTTAGGCGCGATCCCCGCCGCGAGGTTTCCGTTGTCCGTGCCGAAGGCCGCGCCCGTGCCCGAGGCCAGTCCCGCGTTGACGGTGAGCGACGGCGGGGCGGCCGTCATGTTGAACCACGGCACCTGCCTGCGCCTGTGACGCCTGCGGAAGTTCTGGCTGCCCGGCTGCGGCATTGCGCCGCTAGAGGTTGCGGCAGACCCCGGCGGGATAAGCTCGACGGCGACGATGCCCCAGTCGTCGGACGCGGCGTTGCTGAAGCCCACCGTCTGGCTAGCGCCGCCCCCGGTGGACGCCACGTCTCCGGCGCAGGCGTTGTCAGCCGCAGTCGAGGAATCGCCCGTGAGATTCCAGCGGAGCGTTACGCTGTTGGTCCCGGCGAAGGTCGTGACGGTCCCGACGCAGGCCGCCGCGCTGATCATGCCGCCGGTCGTGGTGCTCGGCACGCTTGCCGTTACGCTGCCGGAGGAGACGGCGATGTTGGTGACCGGCGAGCCGATAGAGCCCACGCCCGTGTAGGAAACAGAGCCGCCAATTACGGCGGCGGTGCCCGTGAAGGCGGCGGATACGGTCTGGCTGCCAGTGGGCGGATTCAGCAGGTAGTAAAGAGCGATACCGCCCGCAGTGATTCCGCCGGACGCAACGTAGCCCAGGAGCGTGCACGCCTGGCCGCCGACCGTGACGCCGGTAACCAGGTTAGTGCCGCCATTGCCGCTGGTGACCCCGATGATTATGGCGTTGGCGCTGCTCCCTAGGACGTGAGTCCAGGTGAGCGGGGACGTGCTAGGCGGAGTGGGAGTACCCGAGCTTGCGCCCGTCCCGCCTGACGGTCCGACAGCATCGAAGGCGACGGCCATGGGCTATCGCCTCAGTTCTCCAGATAGACCTTGAACTGCTGAAGGACAGTCGAGTCGCTGGAGCTGACCGTGCCGGTCCAGGTGGCGAACAGCTCCAGGTACAGGCCGATCTCGTTGTTGATGCCGGTGATGCTGGAAGCGATCATGTTGCTGTTGCGGGCAGTGCCCCACACGTTGGTTGCCGTGGCGGAGATGTCTATCTCGCCGTTGAGCTGGAGCGTGGTGCCCAGCGAGCCGACCGCCTGGCAGGTCAAGTCGAATTCCATGATGAACGGGGTGACCGTGGCTGACGGGGTGGTGGTGGCGGCGGTGAACAGGGTCGCGCCTCCCGTGCCCGCGATCGTGCCGCCAACGGCGTCCAGGCCGGCCGCGAGGGCAAGCGTGGGCGACGCGGTGCCGACGATAGTTCCGGCGGCCATGAAGTGCGCGGACTTGCCGACAGCCGAGAAGTACCCGGCCGGGATCAGGCAGCGCGGGACCGAGGTGGACACCAGGGCGGACATGCACGCCTGCGTCGCGGTGACGTAGTTGTTCCTGGTGACCGAGGAGGGAAGCTCGTAGAACAGCTCCGGCTGGGTCAGGGTGTAACCGGACATCGCTCCCCCTTACACCGAGATGTTGAAGATGGCGGTGATCGCGGCCGAGGCCGGCGATCACCGCCATCTT